TATAACGTAGAAAGTATAAAATAAATAAATTTTTAATTTGTGTAAATTTATATAAAAAAAATTATATTAAATTTATGCTAGATTTAATAAAACAATACAAAATAAATAAATTAGATAGATTCAATAAGTTTTTTTCTATGTTTGATTTAATAGAATATAAAGATATTGAATCTATACTTCCTGAATATTATTATGATGAATTTAAAGAGTTAGAGTTTGAATCTTTAAATATTATAGACGAAATGGACTTAGATTATGGTTATGTAGAAATATTTAATATAAAGCAAAAGATATTAAACAACTTATATAATGCAAAAATAAATTTAATAGTTTATAAAGCTTTTAAAGAAATAGAAAAAAACGAAACCTTATTATCAAATCTAAATAGTTTTCAGCCTATTAAAGGTTTTTCAAAGCCTGTAAAATATAATCAAAATAAAACAATTACAGGTAGACTAGTAACATTAAAGTCTAGTCCTAGTATTTTAACTTTACCTTCAAAATATAGAAGAATATTTAAAAGTAGATGGGACAAAGGAACAATTTATCAAATAGACTTTAAAACGCTTGAACCTCGTGTAGTTAGAAAAATAAACAACAAAGAATCAAGCGAAGACATTTATTTAGAAATTTCAGATAAGTTTGAATTTCCTGTAGATAGATCTGTTATAAAAAGAGCAATCATATCTGTTTTATACGGTAAAACAACTCAAATAGAAGGCTTAAGTAAAGAAAGAAGTAATACTATCTTAGAAGAAGTTAATAACTTTTTTAATATTAAGTCAATATTTGAAAAAGCAAAAATAATATACACAGATGAATGCAGAAGAAATTTTTATGGAAAACCTATATGGAATATCAAAGAAGAAAATAAAAACAAAATCGTGAACAACTACATACAATCTACAGCTGTTGATGTATCACTACTTTATTTTTCTGAATTGTTTGATAAATTTAATAAAGACTTATGTAAACCTATATTCATAATTCATGATGCACTTTTATGTGACGTTAGCGAATGTTACAAAGAAGAATTTTTTAAAATAGTTTCAACAGGATTTAATTGCAAAAAACTCGGTTACTTTCCTGTAGAAATAACAGATATATTGGAGAACAATAATGAATAAACTTCCAGAAAGAGATATAGAAAATCTCTGGAAAAAATATGAAAATCTTTTAGGTTTTTTAGAAGAAGAAGGAGTTAATAATCTTTTAAAAGAAAATGGTCAAAGAATTATTGAATGTTCTTATTCTCAAAGAACAACAGAAGTTTTCTGTGGCATTGGAGGTCTTGTAGAATATAGTTTAGAATTAGCTAAAACATCAAAAGAATTATCTAAGTCACTTAACTATTGTGTAGAGCCAAAACAAATAATAAAAATAGCACTCCTATCAGAAATTGGTAGAATAGGTACTTTACATTGTGACAGATTTAAAATTTCAGATTCTGAATGGCACAAAGAAAAGTTAGGACAGTATTACGACTGGAATGAAAGTTGTGAAAAATATAACATATATCATATGACTTTGTTTTATCTTCAAAAATATAATATATATTTGACATGGGAAGAAATGCAAGCTATACTTTTATTAGAAGGTATAACTTCTGAAAATTCAAAATTTTACAGCGAATACAAATCACAGTTAACTTTATTAATGCAGATTTCAAAAGAAGTTGTAATAAAAAAGCAAAAAGAAATTATTAATGGAACACATAAATTACCTTTTTAATATTTATTAAAAAAAGGATTTTGATATGAGCAGCAAAGAAACAGAAGATATTTACTACATGTTATTAGAACGATTATTAGCTGAAGAAGAGCTTAATGAATTTAGTTCAATGTCTGGAGGAAATGTTGGAGGAGTTTCTGTACCTTTAGGTGCTGGTCCTAGAGGAAAAGTTGTTTATAAAAAAAGCAAGAAAAAGAAAAAAGTTAAACCAAAATCTGTACAGTGGTATTTAAAAAATAATAAATAAAAAATGTGTAAAATTAAATTAATCATATTATAATTCAAACATAATTGGTTAACAAAAAATTAAACAATTAAAAATATAACAAAATAATAAAATAACAAAAAGAAAGGAATGATTCTAATGGGAATCGACTTAGCTTCTATAAGAAAAAAATTAAACCAACTTAGTGGTCAAAATTCAAAACGAAACGTAATGTGGAGACCAGAAGAAGGTACTGAAACAACAGTTAGATTAATGGCATATCCTGATAATGATGGTCAACCATTTAAAGAGCTTATGTTCTACTACAACATCGGCAACAATCCGGGTCTTTTAGCTCCTTACCAATTTGGAAAGGCAGATCCAATTCAAGAACTAATTACAAACTTAAGAGATGAAGGTTCTAAAGAATCTTATGAATTAGCTAAAAAACTTTACCCTAAAATGCGTTGTTATGCTCCAGTTATTGTTCGTGGTGAAGAAGATAAAGGTGTTCGTTTATGGGCATTTGGAAAGCAAATTTATCAAACACTTTTAAACTTTATGCTTGATGAAGACTACGGCGATATTACTGATCCTTCAAGTGGTCGTGATATTAGAGTTGTATGTACTAAAACGCCAGGAAGAATGTGGGCTACTACAGAAGTTAGACCTAGAGGAAAAGATACACCTTTAAGTGAAGATCAAAGTAAAGCAAAAAATTGGTTAGACAATATTCCAGATGCAAATGAATTATATGATCTAAAATCCTATCAGGAATTAGAAAATATCGTAAATGCATGGTTAAATGGAGAAGAAGAATCAGAAAGAGGAGGAAATAATAATAATTCTTCTAATAATTCTTCACCTAGTAATTCTGAAGAAGATAGTAATTCTCCAGATAAGCTTGCTAAAAGAAGTTTAGATGATGCATTTGCTGATCTTGACTTTTAATAAATTAATAAATTAAAAATTTAAACAATTAAATAATAAAGAAGTAAATTTAAATGCCAAAAAGTAAACAGAAAAAGCAGCAGCTTGATGATTTTACCTCTGACTTAATAAAGTCCTTAAATAAAGAAAGAGGTAATAGAGTTGCGTATAATCTTAGCTGTGATGAATCACCAACACACGTCAATAGATGGATTAGTACTGGTTCTAAACAATTAGATTATATCATTGCAAATCAAAAAGAGGGTGGTTTACCTGAAGGCCGTATAGTAGAAATATTTGGACCTCCATCTATTGGTAAATCACATATTGCAACTCAAATTGCAAAAAGCACTCAACAAATGAATGGTATTGTCGTATACATTGATACAGAAAATGCTACTTCTATTGATAACCTAAGAGCACTAGGTGTTGACATTACAAAGAGATTTGTTTATGTAGATACGCATTGTACTGAAGAAGTTTTATCTATAGCTGAGTCTACCATTATTAAAGCTAAGGCTATGGATAAAGATGTACCTGTAACTATTATATGGGATTCTGTTGCAGCAACATCGCCTAAAGCAGAATTAACAGGTGATTACGATAAAGATTCAATAGGATTACAAGCTAGAGCTATTTCTAAAGGTATGAGAAAAATAACTGGTGTTATAGCAAATGAAAAAGTTTTATTTGTTTGTCTAAATCAGATTCGTACTAAAGTAGGTGTTCTTTACGGTGATCCAACTACTACTCCTGGTGGTCATGCAATTCCATTTCATTCATCTGTCAGAATTAAATTAGGTGCTGGCTCTCAAATTCTTAACAAGAATAAAGAGCCTATAGGTATTAATGTTTCTGCTAAAACAATCAAGAATAAAGTATCAGCTCCTTTTAGAAAATGTGATTTTGAAATTCACTTTGGTAAAGGAATTGTAGAGCATGAGCAAATTTTTGATATGTTAAGAAAGAACGGTGAAGAAAAAATTGATGATCATATTGTTGATGTAGGTGGTAATGGTGCTTGGAAAACAATGTGTGTATATTCGCCTGAAGGTGAAGTTATAATTGAAAAGAAATTTTACAAAGCTGATTTTGGTAGTCTTTTATCAGATAAAATCCATGGTCCTTGGATTGAAAAGTTACTAGAAAAAGTTATGGTAAGAAATAGTACTAGCGAGTATGAAGTTGACGCTGACAGTTATGTTGAAGTTTCTGCAGTTGTTGATGAACTTGAAGAGTTAAACGATAGCGAAGCTTTTAGTCACATAAAGTAATTACAATGAAAAAGTCAGAAATTTATATTGATGGCTTAAATGTTTTTATGCGTCATTTTGCTGCTAACCCATCCAAGTCCTTAAACGGTCAGCTATGTGGTGGTGTTTTTGGTGTTTTGAGAAATATACAACATTTAGCTGAAAAGTTTAAGCCTGAACGAATAACTGTTGTTTGGGAGGGTGGTGGATCTTTAAGAAGAAGAAACATTGACCCTAACTATAAAAATGGTAGAAGGCCTGTAAAGCTTAATAGAAGTAAATTTAATGAAGATGTACCAGAATCTCTAGAAAACAGAAACTGGCAATTAAAAACATTGATTAATATTCTTTATAAGACACCAATATATCAAATATATGTAGAAGATTGTGAAGCTGATGATATTATATCTTATCTCGTAAAAACAAAAAATTTTGATAATCAAAAAATAATTGTGACATCAGATAAAGATTATTATCAGTTAGTAAACGATGATGTAAAAATTTGGTCTCCTAATAGAAAAATATTAATAGATCAAAAATACATATTAGAAGAATGGAGTATTTCACCTGAAAACTTCTGCACAGCAAGAGCATTTATTGGAGATCAAAGTGATGGAATTAAAGGAATTAAAGGTGCTGGTTTTAAAACAATGAGCAAAAGATTCCCGGATTTAAGCACGTGTAAATCAATAATGCCAAATGATATAATTAACATGTCAAAGATAGAAGTTCAAAGAGGCAGTAAACTAAAGTTATTTAATAATATATTAAGTGAATCTAGTGTTGCTCAAAAGAATTGGAAACTAATGTATTTAGATTCTGCAATGCTAAGTGGTGATCAAATTAAAAAAGTAAACTTTCAGATTGAAAACAAAGAAGAAAAAATAAACAAATTTGATTTATTAAAAGAACTTAACAAACAAGGTTTAAATAGCTTTGATATTCACACATTTCTACTAACAATTAAATCAAGCATAAGGACATAAAATGAGTTTAGAGAAAAACTTTGCCAAGTTTGGCAAAGCATTCCAAGAAAAAGTATTTCAAGGAATGTTAACAGATACAACGTGGTCAGCTCAAATGATCGAAGTAGTTAATCCTGATTATTTTGACCTAAAATATCTAGGTTTTCTATGTAGTAAATACTTTTCTTATTACGAAAAATATAAAACTTTTCCAACTCTTTCAATTCTTATTACTATAATTAAAGAAGATTTAACTAAATCAAAAGATATTATTTTAAGAGATCAAATTATTGAGTATCTTCATCGTATGAGAACAAATCCAGATATGGGTGATTTACAATATGTAAAAGATAAATCTTTAGAATTTTGCAAACGACAAGCTTTTAAAGAAGCTTTAGAACAAAGTGTCGAACTAATTCAAACAGAAAAATACGAATCAGTTCTTAATATTATGAAAGAAGCAATTTCTGTAGGAATGCCAAACTCTTCAGGACATGATTTCTTTGATGATATAGAAGCAAGATTTGTAGAAATAAATCGTCAAGTTTGTCCTACTGGTCTTGATAGAATTGATGCACAAGATATTCTTAGAGGTGGTTTAGGTAGAGGTGAGTTAGGTGTAATAGCTGCTAATACAGGTGTTGGTAAATCTCATTTCTTAGTTGCTATGGGTTGTGCTGCAATGCAAGCTGGTAAAAATGTAATTCATTATACTTTTGAACTTTCAGAATTTGAAACTGGTAAAAGATATGATTCACACTTGTGTAATATTCCTTCTAATGAAGTTATTCAAAGAAAGAAAGAAGTTATTGAAAAATACAAAGAAATGAATCTTGGTAAGTTAATCATTAAAGAATATCCAACAGGATCAGCTTCTGTTCTTACTTTAAGAAATCATATTGAGAAGTTAACTTTAAAAGGTTTTAAACCTAGTATATTAACAGTTGACTATGCTGATGTAATGAAGTCTTCTAGAGCATATGATTCGTTACGTCATGAGTTAAAATTAATATATACTGAACTAAGAAATTTAGCTGTAGATTTAAACATACCTATTTGGACAGCATCTCAAGCTAATAAAGATTCTTCAAAGTCTGATGTTGTAGGTTTAGAAAATCTAGGTGAATCATATGGTAAAGCACAAGTTGCCGACGTGGTACTTTCTATTAGTCGTAAACCAATGGAAAAGTCAACTGGCGAAGGTAGAATTTTTGTTGCAAAAAATAGAGCAGGAAAAGATGGTTTACTTTTTCCTATTAACATTGACACATCAAAATCTAAATTTACTATATTAGACGAATCTGAAATGACTTTAAAAGAAGTTGTTACTCAAGATGAAAGCAATTTAAAAAATAAATTAAGAGAAAAGTGGAACGAGGTTAATAAAAAATGATAAAAATTTATTGTAACGAAATATTAGAAAACGTTTTAAAAAACAAAAACATTGATCAATATACGCCTGCTTACGGAGGAGAAAGTGCCGGATTAGATTTATATAATTGTGGAAAAGATATTATAATTAATCCTATCACGAATACAGACGAAAGAGTTTTAATACCTACAGGAATAAGAATGATTGTACCTAAAGGTTATGTTGCTTTAGTTCAAGAAAGAGGATCAATTACAAAAACTAAACTAAAAGTAAGAGCAGGAGTAATTGATAGTGGTTATACAGGCGAAGTATTTGTAAACCTTGTAAATTTATCAGAAAAAGAAAAAATTATTTATGAAGGAGAAAAGCTGCCTGTGCAAATTGTTGTAATTAAATGCGATAATCACTTTGACTGTATTTCAAAAGAAGAATATATAAACTTATCTAACTCTTCTGAAAGAAAAGAAGGAAAAGTTGGAAGTTCAGATTAAAAGAGGATTATATGATTAAAGAATACCACGGGATTAAAATAAATCTTGAATTAGACAAAAATTTAACAGAATTTGCAAAAAAACTTCTTAAAGATTACTATATGGATTCAACAGAATCTTCTCCTCAAGAAAGTTTTGCACGTGCTGCTTTAGCTTTTTGTGAAAACGATTTAGAATTAGCACAAAGAATATATGATTATTCTTCTAAACAGTGGTTTATGTTTAGCTCTCCAATCTTATCAAATGCTCCTGCTTTTGAAAAAAAATCTAAAGGAATGCCAATTAGTTGTTTTTTAACTTATGTAGATGATTCTTTAGAAGGATTAATTGAACACACAGATGAATTAAGATGGATGAGCGTTAAAGGGGGAGGTGTCGGGGGTCATTGGAGTTCTATTAGATCAAATAGTGAAATATCACCTGGTCCAATTCCTTTCTTAAAAACTGTCGACAGTGATATGACAGCATACCGTCAAGGTAAAACAAGAAAAGGTAGCTATGCAGCTTATATGGATATCTCACACCCTGATGTTTTAGAGTTTCTAAACATTAGAGTTCCAACAGGCGGCGATGTTAATAGAAAATGCTTTAACTTAAACAACGCTGTAAATATAACAGATGAGTTTATGAAAGCTGTAGTTGATGGCAGAAAATGGAATTTAATTGATCCAAATGATAAAACAGTAAGAGATACTTTAGATGCAAGATCATTATGGCAAAGAATCTTACAAATTAGATTTAGAACTGGAGAGCCTTACATTAATTTTATTGATGAATCAAATAAACATTTACCACAATTTCAGAAAGACTTAGATCTTAAAATTCACGGTAGCAATTTGTGCAACGAAATACACTTGGCAACTTCTGATGATAGAAGTGCTGTTTGTTGCTTGAGTTCTCTTAATTTAGAAAAATGGGAAGAGTGGAAAGATTCAAATATAGTTGAAGATCTGATTACTTATTTAGATAACGTCATTACATTTTTTGTTAAAGAAGCACCTGACGCTTTAAATAAAGCAAGATATTCAGCAATGAGAGAAAGAAGTTTGGGCTTAGGAGCTATGGGATTTCATTCTCTGTTGCAATCTAAGGATGTGCCGTTTGAATCCGTTATTGCTAAAAGTATAAATACACATATTTTTAAAGAAATTAAAAACAGAGCTAAGCAGCAAACACAGAAATTAGCGCAATTAAAAGGCTCTTGCCCAGATGCTGGTGAATTAGAAATAAGAAACTCTCATTTATTAGCAATTGCGCCTAATGCAAATAGTTCAATTATAGGATGCACATCACCTTCAATCGAGCCCTGGAAGAGTAATGCATATACACACCGTACTAGAGTAGGATCTTACTTAGTGAAAAATCCTTACTTAGAAAAAGTTTTACAAAAATATTCTAAAGAGAAAAAAGAAAAAGAACAATGGTTAAAAGACCAGTGGAAGTCAATTATCTTAAACGAAGGTTCTGTTCAACATTTAGATTTCTTAACAGATTGGGAGAAAAAAGTTTTTAAAACAGCTTTTGAGTTAGATCAACGTTGGATTATAGATCACGCTGGCGATAGACAAGAATTTATATGTCAAGGACAAAGCGTTAATCTTTTCTTTCCTGCAGGAACAAACAAATCTTATGTAAATAAAGTTCATATTAGAGCATGGGAAAAAAAATTAAAAGGTTTATATTATCTAAGAACAAACTCTGGCGCTGCTGCAGAAAAGGTTTCACAAAAAGTAGAATCAAACAAACTAAAAGATTTTCAAGATGATGATGATTGCTTAAGTTGTCAAGGATAATTATATTAAACAAACATATAACAAAGGTTAAACAAAATGTCATTACTAAAATACAATACAACATATAAGCCTTTTAAGTACAACTGGGCTATGGAAATTGCTGAGTCTCACGAGAAAATACATTGGGGTTCGTGGGAAGCTAAGTTAGCTGAAGATGTAAATCAATGGAAAGGCGGAAAAGTTAGTGAAGTAGAAAAGAATCATATAACTCAAATACTTAGATTATTTACGCAAAGCGATGTACAAGTTGGAGGTAACTATTGTGATCTGTTTATTCCTAAATTTAAAAGTAACGAAATTAGGAGTATGCTATTAAGCTTTGCAAATCGTGAAGGTACACATCAACGTAGTTACGCTCTTTTAAACGATACACTTGGTCTACCTGAAGAAGAATACAAAGCTTTCTTAGAATATGAACAAATGCGTGATAAGATTGAATTCATGCAAAAAAACGACGTTTCAACTAAAAAAGGTCTAGGTCTTGCTCTTGCTCAATCTGCTTGTAATGAAGGAATGAGTTTATTTTCAGCATTTATTATGTTGCTAAATTATCAGAGATTTGGAAAGATGAAAGGAATGTGTGAAATTGTTGAATGGTCAATACGAGACGAAACAATGCATGTTCAAGGCATGACTCAGTTATTTAGAGAGTATGTAAAAGAAAATCCTAGAGTAGTTAATAATAAATTTAAAGCAGAAATATACCAGATGTATAGAGATGCAGTTGATTTAGAAGATAAAGTTATTAATTTAGCGTATGAAATGGGAAGAATTGAGGGTTTAGAAAAAGAAGAAGTTAAGAAGTATATTAGATATCTTGCTGATAGACGTTTAATTCAGCTTGGACTAAAACCTAACTTTGGAGTTAAGAATAATCCTTTAGACTGGCTAGACTGGATTATTAACGGAGATTCATTTAAAAATTTCTTTGAAGGAACAGTGACAGATTACAATGCTGATGGTATGAGTGGAGATAGTTGGGGTTGGGATAATTTATAAAAATAATTTTATAAATGTTATAATAAAATACTATAATATTAAAAAATAAGGAGATAATAATTTTATAATGCATTACTATACTAATATTTCACCGCTAATTAAAGAAATTGAGTTAAAGCAGCAACCTGTAATAATTACTGTAAACGAATTTACTGAAGAGAGTGTTAAAAAATTTAATGAGCTTATGTGTCAAGCACAAAATAGCGGACAAAAGGTAATTCCAATTGAAATTGATTCTTTCGGAGGACAAGTTTATTCTTTAATGGCGATGATTTCTGCTATTAAGACTTCTAAAGTTCCTGTTGCAACAATAGTACAAGGAAAAGCTATGAGCTGTGGTGCAATATTGGCTTCGTTTGGCTCTGAAGGATTAAGATTTATGGATAAAGATTCAACAATGATGATTCATGACGTTTCTTCTTTTGCTTTTGGTAAAATTGAAGAATTAAAATCTGATGTAAGAGAAGCTGAAAGATTAAATGACAAAGTCTATAAAATGATGGCTAGAAATTGTGGAAAGTCTGATGATTATTTTACAAAACTAATCCATGATAAAGGTCACTCTGATTGGTTTTTAGATGCTGAAGAAGCTAAAATTCATGGTATTATTGATCACGTAAGAGTTCCTGAAATGAAGATTGAAGTTGAAGTTAACATTACTGTTGAATAGTTAGTCTTAAAAAGGAACCTTTTATGAAACAAAATTTAAATCTATCTTTATTAATTGAAAATTGGAAAAAGTTTTTAAATACACAAGTAACTGAAAGTATATCAGGTAAAGAAAAATTAAAAGTTGATTCTAATTTATTTAGTAAACAAAATGCTGAAGATTTTATTAAATTATTTATTAAGTCAAGGGAATCTGGATTATTAGCTTTGTCTTTGTTAAATAAAACTTTAGATGACTATCAAGATCTTAAGATAAAGTCTCTTGATTCTAGAAAATACACGAAGTTAGCTGACGATGTTTTTAATGATCAAACTACTGTATTAACAGATGATCAAATAGACAATATATGCAATCAAATATCTATTCTAATTAAAGAAGTAGAATTAAAATTAGGATTAAAAAATGGAACAATTTAGTCATATAAATAAAAATAAAAATTATGTAAGACAAATACAAGAAGAAGTTGGAACTACTATTGATGGAGTTTATGGACCAGGAACACATAAAGCTGTTCGCGAGTATTATGGAAACGTTATATTTCATATGGGAAAAGTAGTACCAATTGACTTTGACGTAGAAGTAGATATGTCTGCACCTTTATACGAGTTAGACGATGGAACTAAAAATTGGTACTTAAGAAAAAAAGATCCTGACTCTATATGTGTGCATTGGGGTGGTTTAAATAGTAGACATTGTTATAATGTATTTAATATGGCAAGAGGAAGACATGTATCTTCGCATTTCTTATTAGGTTACAATCACAAAAAGCAAAAATTAGAAATATTACAATGTTTAGATACAGGATTAGTTGCATATCATGCAGGTAAGTTTAATAAATATTCTATAGGTATTGATATCTGTATGCATCCTGATACTAAATATTGGGAAAAAACACAAAACTGGTATCATGATGCTTCTTTACAAGTTTGTAAGATACCAGATTCTAGAGTTAAAGGTCGAAAAATTGTTATGATTGGAGATGAATTTGCTGAATTCTGTCAAGAATTTTTAAGATCTTTAAGAGAAGCTGTAAACTTACAAGACAAGCCTATTTGTAAAGATAATGAAGTATATTCTGTTAAAGATGCATCACAATTTAGTATTGTAGGACATCACAACATTTCAGCTAAGAAATGGGACGTTATTCCTTGGGCAGAAAAACTATATCATAATATTGACTAAAAAGGATAAAAATGAAAATAAAACTATATAATGACAGTATTGGTTTTGTTGAGCTAGTTCAATCAATGGGCGAGGATATAACTGTAGTAAATTCTGCGAGGGTTTCTTTTGGAGTTCATAAAGAATCATTAGATGACAAAGATAAAAAGTTAATTAACTATTTGATTAAACATAGACATACTTCTACTCTAGAACACAATATTGCAACTTTTAGAATTAAAGTTCCTTTATTTATTAGAAGTCAACATCATCGTCACAGGACATGGTCTTACAACGAGATTAGCAGAAGATATACAGATGTAAACTTAGAATTTTACGAGTCAGATCTTCTTAGAACACAACACAAATCAAATAGACAATCTTCGAATCATGAGTACATAAATCCTAAATTGTCAATGAGTACAGACTTTGCATCTACACCTAGAATTATAAAAGCTACTGAAGCTATAAAAGAGCATCACAAATTATCTCTAGAAATATTTGATAAGCTTTTACAATCAGGAGTTTGTAGAGAACAAGCAAGAGGAATTTTGCCACAAAATTTATATACAGAATATTATGCTACAGCTAATTTAAATAATATTTTAAAGTTTATAGATTTAAGAACACACGAAGGTGCTCAATGGGAAATTCAAAAGCTTGCTGAAGGTATGTTAAGTATTATTGAATCTTTATGGCCAGAGACTATTAAATGCTATACTAATATTAAAAATAGTGTAAAATAAATTAAAAAATAATACAATATAGTATAATATTTATTATTACAACATAAAAGGCGTAATAATGAATAATATATTGTTAGAAAGACATAAAGATTTAGAAAATCTACTTTGTAGATGTAGAATTAAAATAGAAGATCGTGAAGATCCTACTGTTTTGGATATTATGACTGATATGAGAGCTTTAGCAGGTATTGTTACAGTAAGACAAACTAGACCAGTTAGTGAAGTAATTACTAATTCAGGTCACAGAATAATTGAGCTTAATGTTTCTTATTTGCCTAAGTTTATTAAAGGTAAAAATAAAATAACAGTTGTAGGTAAAACTTTAAAATCAATAGAAGGAGTTGACATAATAAAGTTAATAGAACACGACAATGACATTATAAATCTTTCTTTAAAAAAATCACCAATTATCTTATAAAGGAAACATATGAGAAAAAATAACGTATTACAATATTCATTAAATGATTCAACTATAGCTCATATAGCAAGATTACTTCAAGTTGCTATGTTAACAGGAACTGATATTATAGATCATATGCGAACTATAAGACTTGAAAGCGATGCAAGTAATAGTTTAGTTTTAGAAGGTGAATATAAATCTATTTTTGATGGATCACTAGATCAAATGTTACAAAATGCTAATCAAAAGTTAAGCGAAAGTGAAGATGAATAAAGATAGTTTACAAGAAATTTTTAATTCAAGAGAATCTTTTATGACTCTTATTAAAGAAAAATATCCAGAATCATATCCTTCATGGCCTGTTGATTTATCAAACAAAGAATCACAAAAAGTTTGTAGAGAAACAGCGTTAAAAGGTGTTGAAGAAATGTTTGAAGCTTTAGGTCATTTAAAAAACTGGAAGCCTCATCGTGAAACTGATATTCCTGAAATTGATAGAAAGGAATTTCTTGAAGAAATAGTTGATTCTTTTAATTACTTCTTGTCTTTACTTGTTTTAATAGGCGTTGACAAAAAAGAGTTTTATGATGCTTTTAAAAGAAAAGATATAATTATAAGAGAAAGACTTAAAAACGGATATTAAAACATGATTGAAATTGATAATCTATATTTTAAAAACAAGTATAGAGGTTCAATTTTAATTGATAAAATTTGGAACGACATTATTCAAAACAATATTATTTATTATTCAGGCTTTATGGAAAATTTTTGTTTGTTTTTTGATTTAGACGATGTTTATTATACTTTAGACATATTAGATAGTAAAAATCAAAAAGTAATTAAACAAAAAACTGGAATTATATCTTCTAATAATCTAAGCTTTATTTGCTCTTTTATGTCTTTGAATATAGATTTAACTTTAAATAAAAAAGATAAATTTAAAAAGATTTGTAATAGTACTAGATTTTATTATAACAAGGACGGTAAAGATTTAGGGATTGTCGACTGTGTTTCTGAATATGATTTTAACATAAGTCATATATACGACTTGCAAAGTGAAATATTACCTAAACTTTCTAGAGAAATACAGTATTCTGTTTTAAAAAATATTATGTATGTAGACATAGAATTTGATTCAAAACTAACTTACTTGGCTGACTTTGAATATTATACACATAAATCAAAAATATTAAAACAAGATTTCATACAATTATTAGAAAGAGAAGTCAATAACAAAAAAGATAAAGAATTAATAATAAATATTCACAATCAATTTAAGGAAAAAAATGAGCTTTGAAAAATTATTAGATAATCACAGAAAATTTACTGAAAAGTTTTATAATGTTAATCTTTTTGACTCCAAACAAAAAGAAGAAATGTTAAAAACATTATGTTTAGCATTACATCATGAAGTTTCAGAAATAGTAAAGTCAACTAATTTTAAAGTTTTTGATAAAAAAGAATATACTGTTAATAAAAATGAAATTGTTTATAACGCTGTAGATGCTACAAGATATATTTATGCAATACTTGGATTATACAACATTGATGCAAAAGAATTTATGTATGCTTATGAAGAAAAAGATTTATATCTTGATGTAATACAAAACAAAAAAGAACACAAAAAAGATCAACCTGTAGCAATTATTGATATAGACGATATACTGTGTAACTTTAGAGAATACTTTAATAAATACTTGTATAAACAATATAGCATAGTTATAGATAAAAACAGCACATCATATTATTCTTCTAAAGAAGTAAAAGACTTCGGATTAAGTCCAGAAGGTGTATTTGAAAAGTTTATTCAAAAAAATGAGCTACTTAACATACCTGTAATTGAAAGCATGAAAAATTTTATATTAGAGTTAAAAGAACAAGGTTACTATATACAACTGCTTACTAGCAGACCTGAGTCTAATTTAAAATGTAAATATCAAACTTATTATTGGTTAGAAAAAAACGATGTCTATTATGATAATTTAGGTTTTGCTTTTGAAAAGTATATTTGGGTTTCAAAAAAAGATTACTATATGCTGGGTAATGTTAAGTTTGCTGTAGATGATAGTCCAAAACATTCTATGGAATATGCAACTCACGATGTAAAAGTTATCATGCCAGATCTTCCTTATAATAAAAATGCTAGACATGATAATATTATAGTATTTGAAAAAGAAAATATTAATATTGATTTAATTAAAAATTTATAAAATTAATGTGTAAATTTTAACTTAATAATGTATAATATATTTGTTATAAACAATATAAAAAAATGGAGGCGAAATGCCAATTAATAATAATTTAACTCCTATTAATCTTCCTATGGATTTAAAATTTAATCAAGAAGTTCGTACTAATTTTATTAATAATTTAGAATCATTAAAAATTGATTTAATTGATGGTCCGACAAGAGAACAAGCACAAAAAATTGCATGGCATATGACAAAAGCAACATGGGCTGATCAACCAACATCAACTAACTTTGAAGGTGCTGATCCTAAAGAAGCATCTATTAACTTGCAAGATGTTTTAAACTTTCGTGCTTTACCTACTCCTATGGAATGTTTAGGCTTTACATTTAGAATTAGTGGTATTGACACACAAACTGTAACACATCTAATCAGACATCGTGCTGGATCTTTTGCAGCACAATGTACAGGTGATCGTGATTTAAGATTTGATAATGCTTTAGTTCCAGAATCTATTGAAAATTCATCATATTACGATAGATTTAAAAAAATTGTAAGTGATGCAAAAAAATTATATGCAGACATGTCTGATAGTAAATGTATTTCAATGATGGATGCACGAGTTATTCTTCCAAAGTGTATGGAAACATTCTATATTGCGCGTTTTAATCTTAAAGATCTTATTGGTTTTATTAAACAACGTCAAGACGTACAAATTCAACCTGAAGTTGACAATATAATTGCGACAAGAATTGCAAAAATTGTTTGTACGCAAATTCCTGAAGTTGCAACTTGTCTTAACTTTGAAAAGCCTGATATGCATTATGTTCGTACTTTTAGAGTAAAACTTTCTGACGGAACGTATACTTCTCGTGGAACAAACTTATATCAACCAGAACCTAAAAATGATTTATTTGAATATCATGAAAATGATTCTATATATCAATGTAGACGTGAAGAGTTAAATGGAGATATGCCTACAAATGAAGCTAAAAACTTTACTGTTATGTGGCATGATGATATCTCTTCTATTGATGCAATTAAAAAAACATTAAACTTTTAAATTTAAAAAGTAAGGTATAAAATTATGAAAATTTATTTAGCAAGTGGTTGGTTTAATCCTGTTCAAGCAGAAGAGTTAACAAAGCTCGAAAGAATATTTGATGAAAGAAGCGAATATTTTGACTTAGCTTCTCCAAGACGTATTTTTGTATGTCCTCCAGATGCTCCAAAGTCTGTACAAGATGAAACATTTTCAGGTAATTTACATCATATTGAAACAGCAGACTTTTTATTAGTTAATACTCGTGACAAAGATATTGGAACTATTTGGGAAGCAGGATATGCTTATGCAATGAAAAGGCCTATTGTTTATTTTTGCGCAGGTTTACCAGAAGGTGCAAAATTTAATTTAATGCTCGCACGAAGTGGAATTAAAGTATGTACTTCATTTGATGAATTAGAAGAATACCTTGATAGAGCAATTCAATTAAACGAATTGCCTTTTGAGCCATACGATAAAGATATTGAATAAAATTGAAAGAAAAGAATTTACTGAAAAGTATAAAAACAAATTAATATCTTTTAATTTTATATTTGTAGAAAAGAAAAGTATTGCGATTGTTTTAGATGTAACTTATGACTATAACTTTGGATATACTTTTGTATTGTTTAGTGAAAATAAAAAGTTTAATGCTCCTATACTGCATATTGATTTTGAGGTTTTAAAATAAAATGAGTGGTAAAATTATTTTATCTGAAACTGATTTGTTACAAGTTTATAATGAGTTATTTGTCGAAGAAGAAATATATCTAAAGCTTTCAGATATAGAAGAACTAATTCTTCATCAAGTAAAAGATAAAAATTCTATTACTATAAAAATAGAAAAGAAAGATTTTTTAGAAATTGTAAAGTCTTTTAAATAAAATTTTTAGAAAATTTACTAAGTTAAAAAAGGATAAAAATGAGAATAGCAATTACAGGTGAAAAAGGTTTTATTGCTAAAAATTTGGCAAATGAAATTACAAAGCAAGGACATGAATTTGTATCATTGGACGAATCAGAATTTGCTAATTCAACGATGACAAAAACAAAGTCAGGTGAAGTTTGTGTTTATAGCAATAGTGTTGAAAGTTGGTTTAACTTATTCAAAGCTACAAATTTAGACTGTATTGTCCATAATGCTGCAGTTGTTGGAACAGATGTTGTTGCTCTTAACTCAAAACATGCTATTAATACAAATGTTTTAGGTACTCAAAATATTGTAGAAGCTGCTAATAAAAAAAATATATTAGTTGTTTATACTGGAACTACAGTAATTTATGATACAGTAAAATATCAAAATAAGTTTATATTAGAAGATAGTAAAATATTTCCTAAAACTTTATATGCTATACAAAAATATGCAGGTGAAATGATTGTTAGGAGTTTAGCAAAGGAATGGTTAGTTATGAGACCTTTATTTGCTTATGGCGGTGTAGGAGATATGAATTCTTTAATTGCTAAATCAATGTATGCAGCAAAAAACAATATCGAAAATATTGATATGTTTTTAGATCCTAACAAAATAAAAGATTATATGCATGTAAATGATTTTTGTAATGCTATAATGACAGCAATATTGTCAAATGTTAGAAATAAAGATTTTAACGTTTCAGCAAATAATCCTTATAAAACTTCTATGATTATTAAAAAAGTTTCTGATGAAATTAAGTTAAATCTAGAAAGTACTTTAAATTGGCACCCAGAGACAGATTATTTAGGCAATCATAGATTATCACCAGATAAATTTAGAGATCACTTTGATTGGAAACCACATGTTTCATTGGAGCAAGGAATAAAAATGTCTTGGGCTTCAATCTGCGATGACAATACAAATTATAATCCTCTTGTTTATTTAGAGCAAGCAAAAAAAGAGAATATTGACTTAAAAGATTTTTTTCCTAAATAATTTATTTTTTACTCGATATACTTACCCTATAAAGGAGATATTTTATATGGGTAGGCCTAGTAATAAAGTTTCTAAAAAATGTTCTCATTGCAACGCAGACTATTTAGTTTCACCTTCAAAATTTGAAACTTCTAAGTTTTGTTCTAGAAAGTGTATGAGAGAATCAAAAAGTGTATCTAAAGAATATGACTGTTTAAATTGTGGAAAAAAATTTGTTTCTTATAAAAATAAGTCTTATTGCAGTAGATCATGTTATCTTACTAAAGTAACGAAAAAAAGAATTGATTTAAAGTGTGGTAATTGTGGAAAAGAATATGTAAAACCAGAAGGTCAATTGACAAAGTTTTGTAGTAAAAAATGTGCTTTAATAGCTCAAAGTTCTGGATTACAAGAAATACCTTCAAATGGAAGAAAAGGTTTTAGAAGAGATTTAAACCCGAAATATTTTTTTAAATCTTCTTTAGAAGCAGACTACGCTAGATGGTGTGATTTCGTAGGAAAAGATTATATTTATGAACACAAAACTTTTAATGTTGACTTTGGCAATAAAACAAAAGTTTATACTCCAGACTTTTATCATCCTGACGAAGACAGATATGTTGAAACAAAAGCTATAAGAAGAGATAGAAAATTTAATTCAAATCTTCTTGCTGCTGATATTTTAAAAACACAAGGATTAAACATTGAAGTTTTGTTAATGGATGAATTTTATAGAAATATAAAACAAAGTGGTCATTATTGGTTAATAGACAATATTGAAAACAAAAACTATAACGGAACTAGACATTTAATCTACTTAAAAAAGAAAGTTTAAATAATGTATAAAGAAGGTGATTTAGTAAAAGTATATAAAGCAAGGATAAGTAGAAAATCTTTTAATTACGGTATTGTAATATCAAAAACACAAAAAGAATTAAACAATAATAATACAACAGTATATTGTATTTTATCAAATAACAAAATTACATTTTCAATTTCTAGATATCTAAGTAAAGTATAATAAAAAAATTCGTAGCAAGTCTTTATAACTTTAAATTTGAAACTATAAACTTCTTATTAATTGATATAAGTAATAATACAGCTAATTTTTAATAGAACGAAAAAAATCATCTATTAATTTAAACATCAAGGATATTGTTTTATATGCAAAAAAGATATCATAATCAAAAAGGATTCATATCAGTAGTTATATTGTTTATGGCTGCAGTATTAGCTTTTATATCATATAATATAATAGATATAGGCACTACAAGCATTAAAGTAAACACTGAAAAGCAAACTTTAGATGCTTGTAGTGTTTTAGCAGGGCAAATCTTAATAAAGACAAATAATATACAAGAAGCATGTAGTTCTCAAAACTTAAATCAATGCTCTGAGTTAACAGGTAATACTGATTCTAATATGTCTTGTATTGACTTAGGTCTAGAATGTAATAACTTAGACGAATGCAAAAGAAAAATGCTCATAACTTCAGAATATAATCCCGGAAATTTAGAAGTTGCTAAATCAGTTGAAATACATGTTAATGAAGAAACTCACGAAGTCAATCTTGTTGATGCTGCAGTAATAATGCTTTTAGACTTTAGCGGTTCTATGCAAGGAAATAGAATAAATCAATTAAAAGCCGCAGTAGCAGAGTTTATAAGTTCAAACTATAATTTAAATTACTCTGTTATTCTTTATAATAACAGCATTATATCATTATCAAATATTGATAAAGGATTAAACCACGATCAAAACGTGCTGTCTATAGTTGAAAGTAACAGTGCAAGAGGAGGTACAAATTTTTTATTGCCTTTACAAGAAGCTTTAAGACAAATAAATAACACAAATCATGAAGCATACTACATAATGTTAATATCAGACGGTGCTCCAAATGAAGGACCTAATCCTTCTAGAAACTTTGTTACAAACAATATCATGAATATTGACAATAGTTTTTGTTTAGTATCAACTAGACAAAATCCTTGTATCACAATTTTTACTTTAGGCGTTGACAATGCTGACTTAGGAACATTAAGAATGTTAAGTGGTAATACAATTAGTCAAGACCCAGTTAATTATTCTTATACAGCTAGTTCAAACCAAACTTCTGATGCGTTTAATGCAATTATAGAAGAAATAATTTGTAGAGTAGGTCCTGTTAGATCTGAAGGTTTTCTTAAAGTTTTTAACGACTTAGAGATATTAGAAGAAAATATTGACTATATTTTTGATGTTCAAAATAAAATACTTAAGTTTTATGATTCAGAGCCGTTTAATATATGTACAGAGATGATAAATAATAGAAGCAATATTACTTTAAGGTGGGGAAATCCAGAACTATATGTTATACATTAAAAGTCTAAACAGACTAATATCTTATTTTCTAATTTATTAATTAATAATTGAATTTGATCATTAGATGGTTTGTAAGCATTAAAAAATATTCTTCGAAGTCTTTCTTTCTCGCTATTATCAATTGTTTTTGCGTTGTTTATTATGCTAAAATCTTTTGGACTGTCCATTTTAGAAATACAATACGCAAATATAGAAGCAGGAAAATCATTTTCTCCAACAGACTCTGTAAATTTTATTTCTGTAAAAAATTTATGTAAAGCTAAATGATTAAGAAAACCTTTCATTTCTTTATCGCTAAGCATGTTGTCTTCTTCATAACCATCTTTAACATTTTGTATTTCAATACTATAGTCATCGTAAGCACCTTCCCATTGACACCAGCCTCTATGATATTCTCCAAGTATAGAGTTTTCACCGTATATTAAATGCTCAATATCATGAAGTAACCAATAAAAAGCATCACTATCTAAATTTTCTCCTCCAAGGTTATCACCAATACTGCTAGCAATTATAATTGGCTCTTTGTTATCTGTAACTATTAGCTGTCTAGATAATTCTTTGTCACCTTTGCTTTTGAAAAAATTAATAAGTTTACTTTTGGTTTCTCTATCATTTGATATTACTTTACCAAAACCTAAATTTAATGTTGATACATCTTGCAGTATTTCTATTTCATTGCTTTCATTTAAAAATTTCTTAAGCAAGTTTGCTTGATTAAAGTTTAATGTAATAATAGTAGCAGGTTTTGTTTGTTTAACAAGATAACTGTACTTCCCTCTTTCAGACAATAAATTACTATTCCATTCAGTTAACAACTCTTTAAATTCTCTTCTGCTTAATTTGCTCATTTATAATCCTTAGTAATTTTTATATGTGTAAATTAAATATTAATTAATTATAATAAATAAAAACAAGAAAGGTATATAATTTGTCTATTGAATTAATAACACCACCAAATAGATTTGTATCTCTTCATTCACACTCAACTTTTAGTACTTTTGATGGTCTAGGTTATCCAGCAGATCACATAAACTTTGTTCTTTCTGAATCTCAAGGTATGGATGCATGGGCTTTAACAGATCATGGAAACGGCAACGGTCTTGCTCATGCACATTCACATGCTGTTAAAATGCAAAAGAAAGGTCAAAAGTTTAGGCAAATCTACGGTGTTGAATTCTATTTTGTACCTTCTCTAGAACAATGGTCAAAAGAATACTCAGATCATCGTCAAGCTGTTAAAGATGCAAAAACAGCAGCAGCTGCCGAAAAGAAATCAAAAGAAAAAGTCGATATCGATGCTGATGATGAAAGTGGTGGTCTTGTTGTTGAAGACGAAGATGAAACAAAAAAAATAGATATTCTTAAAGATGAATGGAAACGACGCTATCACCTTGTAGTCACTGCGCGTAATAGAAAAGGTTTAAACAATTTATTTACTCTAGTTAAAAAGTCATATAAATACGGTTTCTATAGATATCCTCGTATTGATTTTAAAATGCTTAAAGAACATGGTGAAGGTCTACATGTATCAACAGCTTGTTTAGGAGGTATTTATAGTAATCGTATTCTTCGTGGTAATGCACATAATAAGTCACATGATGAAATACAAAAAGATTTATTAAACCTAACAGACAGATTTACAGACGCTGTAGGTATTGAAAACTTTAAATTAGAATTACAATTTAATAAACTAGAAAAGCAACATATTGTTAATAACTTTTTAATTGAACATCATAAGTTAACTGGTATTCCTTTGATTTCTACAGCTGATTCTCATTATCCTACTAATGATAAATGGCAAGCACGCGAGTTATACAAGAAACTTGGTTGGTTAGGCAAAAAAGACGGTATGACTCTTCCTGAGTTTGAAGATTTAAAGTGTGAACTATATCCTAAGAATTCACAACAAATGTGGGATGAGTTCTTAGAATCTTATCCTTTATATGACTTCTATAAAGGTAATGAACAGCTAGTTAAAGAATCAATTGAAAGAACACACGATATTGTCTGGAATGATTTTGAAGATACTTGGATTGATACAAGCGCCAAATTACCAACAATATCAGTACCAGGAAAAACTCCATTTCAACATTTGGCAGAATTAGTAAAACATGCTTTAATAAAAGAAGGTTTACATAAAAGTAAAGAGTATGTTGATAGAGCAAAATATGAATTATCAGACATTAAGTATTTAGGTCACGCTGCTTATTTTATTACAATGTATGAAATATTTAAAAGAGCTGAAACTAAAACTTTATTTGGTGCAGGAAGAGGTAGTGGTGCAGGATCTTTAGTAAACTATCTTTTAGGTATTACTCAAATAGATCCAATACCTTATAATTTACTTTGGAGTAGATTTTTAGGTAGACATAGAACTTCTTGGCCTGATATTGACACAGATGCAGGTGACAGAGATGAATTAATAAAGGCAGCAAGAGAATTATACGGTGACGATGCTGTAATTCCAGTATCAAACTTTAATACACTTAAACTTAAGTCGCTTGTAAAAGATATTGCTAAGTTTTATGATATTCCTTTTGATGAAGTTAACAAAGTAACAGGACCATTGCAAGATCAAGTTATGTCTTTAGCTATGGATAAAAATCAAGAAAAGTCTGTATTCGTTTTAAAACATGTAGATTGTATGAAATATTCTCCTGAGTACAATGAATTTATGACAAAATATCCAGAAGTTGCAAAACATGTAGAAACTTTATTTATGCAAAATAGAGCTATTGGTCGACATGCTGGAGGTGTTATTATAGCTGACGCAGATAAGCTTGAACAATCAATGCCTATCGTTGGTGTGCGTGGTGAACTTCAAACTCCTTGGACAGAAGGTATGAACTTTCGTAATTTAGAAGATAATGGATTTCTTAAGTTTGACTTTCTAGGATTAACTCTTCTTAAAGATGTTGAAAATTGTATTTATCGCATTCTTAAAAAACAAGGAAACATTAACCCGACATTTACAGATGCAAGAGCATTTTTTGACAAGCATCTAAATTGTAGATTTCATAAACAAGAAGATATGGATGTTTGGAAACATGTTTATCACAATGGTAGATTTTGTGGAATATTTCAATTTACAAATCAAGGTGCAAGACAGTTTGCTTTAGACGCAAAACCAGATAATATCGAAGAACTTGCTGCACTTACTGCGATTTATAGACCTGGACCTTTAAAAGCAAATGTTCATAAAAAATATGTTAAAGCTAAACATAATAAAGAATCTATAACTTATCCTCACCCTATCATTGAAAAGATATTAGGTCCTACATTTGGATTTATAACTTTTCAAGAACAGTTTATGTTATTAGCACAAGAGCTTGCTGGCTTTGATCCTGGTGAAGCTGATAAACTTAGAAAAACTTTAGTTAAAAAATCTTTAGATACATTACATTCAAAAGGCTCTGAAAAAGCTATTGCTAGAGAAAAGTTTATTAAAGGATCTAAAGAGTTAAATGATATTCCTGAATCGATATCTTCTAAATTATGGGCAGAAATAGAATTCTTCAGTGTTTATGGTTTTAATAAAAGTTTACTATTTGATACACTAGTGGATACTTATGATCATAAAGGAAACTTTTTAGCAACAAAGGAGATTCAAGATGTTATTCCAGGTGTTTATGTTAAGTCTAGAGATGAAGAAAGTAAAGAAGATATATTTACACAGGTTTTGTCAAACCACGATCATGGAGAAGTTCCGACATTTAAGATTACTCTTGAAGACGGGCAAAGTGTTGAATGTACAATGCATCATAAATTTAGAGTTGAAGACGGAAGGATGTTACCACTATGGTTCATAATACAAGAAGATCTTTCGATTGTGTGTGCGGAAAAAGTTATGTAAATAAGTCTGGGTTACATAATCACCAGAAAAAATGTAAAGTTTATTTATCGCAAGCAATAGAGGGTGTAGATTACGTAAAATGTAAAATATGTGGTTTTACGGGAAAAAGCATAACAGCTCATGTTAAAAGAAATCACTCTCTGTCTAAAGCTGAGTATGAAAAGAAATACGGCCCTACTGTATGTGATAGTACAAAAAGTACGTATTCAGAAACTGCAAAAATAAATGGTGACTGGATTAATAGAGCAAAAGAAAGAGGAGAAGATCTTACAGAATATTTTAATAGCCTTGGGAGTAAAATATCTAAAGGTATTATGAAATCTGACTCTGCAAGAGAAGCAAGAAGACAAACACTTTCTAGACTAAATGCAACGAAGGAGTTTAGAGAAAGATCTTCAGAGACAGCTAAGAAAACATCTAGTAGAAAAGATATACAAGATAAAAGATCAGAACAACTGGCAAAGTGGCGTGAAAATAATCCAGAAGAGTTTTATGAAAAATGCACTTCAGTTATGCATAAGTCTTGGCAGTCTAAACCTGAAATGGATTTGTTCAATGTTGTAGATCAATTTTTTCCAGATACATTTAAGAAAAATCAAATTCTTAAAAGAACTGGTAAGTTTTTGTCTACTAAAACAAACATTAGACAAATTGATATTATGTCCCTAGAAAATAAAATTGTAATAGAATTTGACGGAATACATCATTTTAAAGACGTATTTAAGAAAAAAGGTAATCTTAATGAAGTTAGCAAGAAAGATCAAGAATTAAACTGTGTATTAGTAGAAGAAGGATGGACTGTGATTAGGGTTTCTTGCGACGAATATGATTATAGAGAAAGAGGAAAGTTTAATCAAGAGACATTAGACAAGATATTTGATATCGTAACTAATAAAAAAAGAGGATTATGGCTGTTTGGAAAGTCATACGTGTAAAATTTTAAAAAATAATTTATAATATAATAAAAAAGAAAGGGTTAAGATGCCAAGAATTTCATCAATTGAGTTTACAGGAAAACAGCAAACATATGACTTAGAAGTTGCACATCATGATCACCAGTATTATTTAAGTAATGGTATTTTACAGTCTAACTCCCATGCAATTTCTTATGCTATTGGATCTTATTACGCAGCTTGGTTGCATACTCATCATGAAACTGAATGGTTAGCAGCTATATTACAATCTGAAAATGGAAATCCTAAAGGAATGTCAAAAGCTATATCTGAAATAAAATCATTTGGATATGAAATTGCTGCTGTTGATGTTAATTATTCTGGAAAAGAATGGGAATATTCAGAAGAATTACAAGCTTTTGTTCCTCCATTAACTTCTTTAAAAGGTGTAGGAGATAAAGCTGTTGAAGAAGTTTTTGCTAATAGACCTTATAAAAACTTGAATAGTTTATTCTTTAATGAAGAAGGTAGTTGGAAACATTCAAAATTAAATAAAACAGCTTTCGTTTCATTATGTAAAATGGAGGCCTTTAAATCATTGGATGAAATGCAAAGTAAAAAACTGCTTAATCACAAGCAGCTCCATGATTTAATTGTTGACAATTATAGTACATTAAAAAAAGGTGTTTGGGGAATTACAAAGACTGCTTATAAAAGAGCAATGAAAAAAGAAGAGATTGTATTACCTATTGTTGATGTTTTAATTAATGAATATTGTGATAAAGAAGATTGGTCTAGATCTGTTAAAATTGGAAATTATTTTGACTTATCAAATGATGCTTCTGAAGATTTATTGTTTCCTCCTGAGTTAATGGAAAAAATCAAAGAAAAAGAAATTGACTCTATATTTGAAATAGAAAGTGGTGAAAGAGGAATAGGATACTTTACAGTTACTGAAGTTATTAGGAAAACTACAAAAAATGGAAAGCCATTTATGAGATGGAAGTGTATTGATTGTGACAATAGAAGTGGATGGTTAAGAGTTTGGGGTAATTTAGATCAAGAAATAAAGTATACTACTTGGTTATCAGATGTTAAAAACGACGGTGGATGGGGAATGTCAACGACTTCTGCAAAAGTAAAATTAATTAATGCTTTTGATTGAAATTTTAATTAAATTATTTTATGTAAAATATAAATTTTAATTTATAATATAAAGTATAAATAAAAAGTAATAAGGAATTAAATGAGATTTACGAATATACGCCTTGAAGGGCCTGATTGTAGTGGGAAAACTACATTGTTTAATAATATACATAAAGCAACAAATTATAAGTACAACATTCAAGATAGAAGCTGCTTATCAATGTATGTATTTGCTTGCATGTACGATAGAGATCAAAGTTTTTGGTATAATAAGTTTTTAGAAGATTTAAAAAAATTAGATACGTTATACGTTTTGTTAATGCCGTCTAAAGAAGAATTAGTTAAAAGAATTAAAAAAAGAGGAGATAACATACAAGATGAAAATACAATAATAGATGTATGGAATTCCTTTAATAATGAAGTAGTTTTACCTTTTGGAAAAGATATACCTAACTTAATGATAATAAATCCAAAAGATAAAATGGAAAATGTTAAAAAAGTACTAGAAAGAATGGACTATTTAAATTCAGAAAAAGGTAGTAAGTTAATTAAAAATCTAGTTATAGAGATAAAGTCAAATGAATTAACTGACGTTAGCTGTGTTTCCTATATAAACAAAGATGAACTAGAATATTCTGTAATGGACTTTAAAGAAGAATCTGAATACTATCAAATGATTATGAATCATTTTCTTGAAAAGATATCAAAAGAGTTATTAGGTCTAAACGAATATAAAAAACCACAAGATGAACTTAGTAGAAGATTTATTTATACACATGACAGCTGTATTTCTATGATACACATGTTATTTAGAGAAAACAAAATTGATTTTAATGTAACAATGAGATCTTCAAATGTTTTAAAAACTTTATGGGCTGATTATGAATTTTTAAAAATTTTAGCTTTTGAATCTTCAAAAGAGTTAAAGTTTAAGCATGTGCCTATAAAAATGACATTAAACATAAGATCAGCACACTTAATACCATAAGGAATAGTAATGAATCCATTTTTTAATATTTATATCGGGCCTATGTTTGGATCTAAAACGACAAGACTTTTAGGTGATATTGATAGACAAAAACATAAAGGTAAAAACATACTGACTATCAAACCAGGAATAGATAAAAGATATGCAACTCAAGAAATAGTTTCTCACAGTGGAGGTAAGGTTAAAGCTCATTGTATAGCAAACGTTCAAGATCTTCATAACTTAGTTGCTAAAGGTGAAATATATGATATTATAGCTGTAGATGAAGCTTTTATGATCGAAGAAATAGATGAAGCTTTAATTGAATATTATAAAAGTGGTATATCTATTATCGTATCATCTATACAAATGGATGCAGGTGCATATCCACTTCAAAATATTAAAAATATGTTAACGTGGGGTACAAAGATTGAAGTTTGAACTGCTGTTTGTAAAAAA